CCGGACTGACTGATATACCTGTTTGATAGCCGTCTTTGTATCATTTACTCTGTATACTCCCTGCTTACTTTCTCCCGATTTTGTCTCTCTTTTTTTTACTTGTGTTGGTCATTTTAAAAAAAACTTAGCGAAATTTTGGGTTTTCAGTTTTCATTAATTTATTTAACATTTTTTGTGGTTTAAAGATATGATTCAAGCCACACAATATTATTAATATATTACAGTACTACAGTATACCATGAGGTCATTTACTGATATTATTAAGGCCGTCCATTCAGGAAACGATCGAAAACAGTAAGATATTTGATTTTATTTATATTGTCTCGATTTTATTTTTATTGATGTCAATAAATTTAGATTGGGCTGTTGTTTTATCTGCCACGCTGATTTCAAGACAGCTGAAGAACAAATCAATCCAACTCCAATTATCCACAAAGAAGGAGATTATTGCTGTGGAACTTGCGACATTAAATTTGTCGCTCCTCTACGTTATCGTCAACAAGCTGTCTATACAACTTTTACAGATGGTGACAATACTGTGTCAGTTAGAGTTTTAGATGACACTCATAAGTTTTTATTGGTTGATCATTTGTTTTTGGATGGTTCGCCTATAAAAGATGTCAATGAGTCATTTCGCTTTACCCTTCCAGACGGCTGGCATTGGATGACCGATGATAAAGTTTTGTTTGGTTTTTACTGCGATGACACCGTTGCAGAATCACAGATACCCATCATTTCACGTGCATTCATCGGGCTTTTGAAAACAAATCTACTTGGTACAGGAGGAGGAGCTGAACTAAAAATGGATATCAATTCAGATGTTGTTCAGCATGTCAAAAAAAATGCAAGAGAAATGTTTGAATTGGAAAATGTGAAGCGTCTTAAACAAGGTATTAATCAATTAAAAATAAATTATATTAATTTATTAATTTTGTTATTCATTCTGTAGCTAATGAGGAGAATGATCTTGGTGCTTGTTTCATCTGTTTTACTCAATTCAAATCAGTTGAAGAACGCGTTGATTTAACTCCAATTGTTCATAAAGAAGGTGATTATTGTTGCATTGATTGTCGTTATCATGTTGATTCTTTCAAGTATCGCAGAGAATGTTGGGTTCAGTGGAATTCTCGAACTAACAACTTCACTAAAATCAAAGAAGAAAGAAACACATTCATGTTTGTTGATCATTTGTTTATCAATGGTTCTTCTTACAACGAAGTCGAAGAGACATTTTGTTTTCGTCTTCCAGACGGATGGATGTGGTTGGAAGACAGAGACAATAACAAAATTTTAGTTGGTATCAAATGTGTAGGCAAATTTTTAGTGGATGCAATGGATACCCAAGCCTATTCTATCATACATGAATTGAAAACAATTCTACTCGCTGACATTGAACATAATCAGAGAAGAGGACTGATGATGGATATCAATGTAGAAGAGGAGGACTGATGATGGATATCAATGTATAATACTTTTTTTAATTGATAAGTAGTATTATCATAAAAAAATCTGGTAGTTTTGGATGATGGATCAGAGTAAACCTTAGTTTAAAAGTTTCTATTGTAGCTATATTAACTTTTTTGAAATGATAAAAAAAGAATGAATTTAACTTAAGAAGTTTAATTTAAAATTATTAGCAAATTAATTATTGCTCTTCATCAACTATAAATGGGATAGGCATAGCATAAATAGGATGGTAATAAATAAGATGATGAACATATATTCAGTCATACTGTTGTATCAAAAATTCAATTTATTCTAAAATTAATTGAAGTCAACTTCACCATTATCGTCGAGAGCCATATCATCTTCGCCATCATTGTCGACAGCCATATCATCTTTTTCGTCATCATCGTAATCAGGGTTATCACCAACAAGTTTGCGAAAATCTGGTGTGTTTTTAGCAGATTCATCTTCGCCATCACTTTCATGGACAATAACACGCCGTGGATTACGTCTTGTTGGTGGATAAGATATAGGATTTTCAAGCCTGTGTTTTGCGTTAACAACTGTGTTATTAGACACATCAACATGCACAGTTTCTTCCCATTCTAACCACTCGTCGTCCACTGTCACAGTTACGTAGAGCAATTGCTCATCCTTGTCCCATTTCAGGATGAGTGCTTGTCCATCGTTGAACTGAGAAAAGCATGATCGTAGTTGCTCCTTAACTTTGTAAAAATCATTTGTGAGGACATCTAAATTTTCATGATCCAATGCCTCATTTAATGGATTTGAAGTCATTTCCATTCTCGATTTCTTTCTTTCTCGATGAACCTGTAAATTAAATAAAAAAATGATAAATAAATGATAAAATTTTAAATTCAATTTAAACAATACCTTTTCAATGTGCACTGCTACTTCTCCATTCGAGTTGAGAGACTCGAGACCTGTGTCTCGAGAAGCGACTGAATCGATTTCTCTTTGCTTTTCATCGGCTACTTGCTTAAATCCTTTGTCTTGAGAAGCGACTGAATCGATTTCTCTTTGCTTTTCATCTGCTACTTGCTTAAATCCTTCAGTTGCTTTCTCCAATGCTTCTTCAGGAGTGTTGATTGTTTTTGGTGCTTTTTTCTTTTTTGGTGTTGATTTTTTAGTAGGTGATGAATCCAACTCAAAGTTTGCAATTAGATTGTTTTTTGTACGAGTGATAAAAGCTTTTATATATTTCGCATCGTTTCTGATTTTATCATACTTCTCTGTGTCATTAAAATCAAATCGCAATTGTTTTAATATGAGTTTGCAATTTTTTTCTTCAGTCATAGCAAAGTAGAGTTGAAAATCACTAACAACTCCACATCCATATTTTGAAGTTCGAACATCTTGGGAAAGACCTTTCGCCAAGTAAATTGACAACGAATCCATTAATTTACCATTTGATTTGACTGCAAAATAGTCATCGTCTGGTTTAATTACACCTTCTTGGATCAACAACTTCAGAACTTCTTGGGCGATTGCGTAACCGCGGTAGCTGTGCGCAGTAAAATCAATTAAATAACCTTGTAATTCTCTTGAAAACTCAGAAGAAGAAGACATCATTATGAATGATAATAAGAATGGAAATTTATCTTTATGATGCACACGGTAAAAATAACAAAATGACGTCTGACGACAAAGTTAATTTTTTTCAGCCGACATCAACTCACTTCATCACCAATGAAAAAAATTAACTTTGTCGTCAGACGTTATTTTTTACCGTCTAACTATAAACGGTAAAAACAAGTTGCAATTTTAAGTCTCTGATATTATATAAACAATTAAAAAACTAAATCGATTCCTAAGACGATATTTTAAGTTTATTTTGTTATGTTTTTAAATAATGTCAGTTTCGTAAACGGTTTCATTTTTTTATTAAGTAAATAATATAGAATGAAATTCAAATTTTTTGTCAATAATGAAATAGCTTTTGAATGTCCAATTAATTCAGTTCGATGTATTGCACATAATAGTAATGGAGCTCGATGTAAAAGACGTGTTTGTATAGGTAGTCCATATTGTTTTGGTCACTTGCCAATGTATTTACATTTAAAAATCATGCCATCAACAATACCACATGGAGGGAAAGGATTATTTGCATTTGATAAAACAAAAGAAAATAATGAAATTGTATTTAAAAAAGGTACTGTGATATGTGAATATGGTGGAGAATTTATTACTTATGATGAATTAGATGATCGTTATGGTGATTATACAGGTCCATATGCAATGCATTTATCAAATCAAACAGTACAAGATTGTGCATGTAAACGGGATGTTGGAAGTATTGCGAATACAGCAAATTTAAAGAAAAATAATAATGCAGAATTTTATGTATCAACAAATCCAAGACAGGTAAAATTACGTGCTAAGAAAAACATATTAAACAAACAAGAAATTTTAATTGATTATGGAAATGAATATATAATGCATGAGCCTAATGTACATCACAGCACTAAATAATTTCTTCAATAATAGTAAATGTTCTTTGTCCATTGTCAATTTTATTTATCATCTCAAGAAACATTTGTATTAATTTAAATTCATATTCATAGATCATGTTATTTTCATGTATAAGTTTAAGAGAAGGAGAAGCATAATTTATTATCGTTAAATGGGGACATAAAATGTCGAACCATCGGTGGATCATTCTTTCTTTTTTTATCTTGAGCCACACTTCATCTGTTGCTGTTTCTTCTTCCTTGGTATATATTCCTTTTTCGTTGGATTCAAAGAGTATTGTAATTTTAAACATTCTATATATTTATAAAAATAGAAAAATAATTAAATAATAAATATTTTGATTTAAAGATTATTTATATATAATATTCTATAGAATGGAACAGCATTTCAAAGAATTATTAGAAATAGATCAAAAGATTAAAGAATTAAAATTGCAACGAGAAAACAAAATGATTGAATTAAATATGGAAGTGTGGCGAAAGATAGATGGTTATGATTATGCAGTGTCAAGTTTTGGAAATGTTAAAAATATAATTACTGGAAAAATATTGAAACATAATATGAGTACAAGTGGTTATTATTCTATAAATTTGTATAATAAAAAGAAACTTTTTTCTTTTCGAATCCACAGATTGGTTGCTTTAGCATTTATTGAAAATCCACGAAATAAAAACTGCGTTGATCACCGTGACGGAAATAAACTAAATAATCAAGTAAATAACTTACGATTTGCTACAAAACAGGAAAATAATAGAAATCGAAAATTAACTGATAAAAACACTAGTGGTGTGAAAGGAGTGCATTTCGAAAAAGATCGAAATAAATGGTGTGCTAGGTATTCTCTAAATGATAAAACTATTTTTATAGGAAGATATAAAACATTGGAAGAAGCAAAAATTGCGAGACAATCAACGGTAAATTTATTATTTGGTGATTACACAAATGAATGTGAAAAATTATAAAATAAATATTTCTTTTTCTGATACAACAACCTTAGGATATAGTTTTAGAATTGTTACCGCGCGTGTGTCCAATCTTTTAATTTTTTCTATTTCTGATTTTTCCATGCCCAAATACGAGTCACAAACATATTTCATTTTCTTTGCTCCAATTGTTTTTGGAAAAAATGTGATTGAATGACTTTCTCCTAATATGCATTTTGTTTCATAACCTGCTACAATTTCATGACATGCCCATATTACACTCGTATGAAATCGTCTACCAATTTGTAATAATTTCTTAAAAAATGTTAAAACTTTATTTTTAATATTTTTATCTTCAACACAATCCATGTCATCTAAAATAATCAAACTATTTTTAAAATCTTTTGGATCTAATTCTTCATTTAAAAATTCTTTGTCATAAATATCAATACGTTGAATATAGTTTTTAATTTCATCGATTGTATCATCTTCATCCAAATAAGAAAATAAAAAGATTGGATTTTTTGGAAATAGTTTTATATATTCTTTCAAATATGATTTACAGAAGAAGCTTTTTCCACTGCCAGATGCACCAGCCACATATAAACAATCTCGTTCTTTATTTTGATCTGGTAATATTTGAAAAGAATGATCATCATCTAGCTCTAGTTCTTCAAAACCATCAATTTCTTTATTAACTTTTGGTAATAGAAACACTTCACCAGTTTTTTTATTAGATTTACTTTTGATTGCAATAATTGGCTTTTTATTTTCATGACTTTTTAACGTTAGCATTCACTAATATATAATATTAAAAAATATTTTAAATAAATTCTTTCGTATATATATTATACAAAAAATGTCACCATCAATTAGTCTCGATGTTACTCCAAAAAATGGTTCAGTCGTTTGCAATATAGATTATAGCGCTAGCTCCTCAGAATATTTGATCTTTTATTATAGATCTGGCAGTAAAGTTGTGAAATCAAAAAGTTCTGTAACTCCATATAATATTACAATTCCCAATTTATTAAATGGTGTTACCTATTATTTTTATGCTTGTGTGTATTTGTCTAGTTATTCAAATGGAACAGAATTAATGGAATCTGAGAAAGTGGAAGCAATGCCCTCAGATTTACCAACACAACCAAATTTATCTGTTGGTGTTTCTTCATCCGGAACAGATTTACAAAATACAGCCGTTTTGACTTGGACGGTTTCAAGTTGCTTTTATCCAATATTAAATTATAATGTGTATCAGGATAATATTTTAATTGTTCAAACATCAGATTTAACATATACAGTTCAAAATTTAAATTATGGACAATCATATAATTTTAAAGTTTCAGCCGTTTCGATTGTTGGCGAAAGTACAAAATCATCCATTGATGCAACTCCAAGAAGTGTACCAAGTGCACCAACTTCATTGTTAATCAATTATGATGAAGCTGTACCTGATTCAGTTGATTTAAGTTGGGTTGCTTCAGATGCATCGAATGGTTCAGCAATTCAATCATATAATATTTATTACTCATTAGATCCAACTTTTACAAGTGGTGTATCAATTGTCAATTCCACGGATGTAAATGAAACATTGTTAGATGCTCAATTAACCATTCCTTATGCAAATAGAGATACTTCAACTGGTTGGTTTTATTTCAAAGTAAATGCAGTCAATTCTATTGGTTCATCTCCATTTAGTGCAATCTCTACTATCACAGTTGATTCATTACCTCATGTAATTGAAAATCTTACTGCATCTAATTTAAATGAAAATGGAGAACATCAATCAGGTACAGTTACTTTATCATTTTCATATACAATTGATAATACATGTCCATTACTAGGATATTTTATTTCATATCTTGATACAGTAAATAATGATTTAGACACCATATTTGTACAAAATACAAATCCAAATGTAAATTATACTATCCATGGTTTAACAGATGGTATTACATATGATTTTAATGTTTATGCAATGAATTCATTAGGTATTGGAGAAGGTGTAGATATTCAAGCAATTCCTAGTACAATTCCAGATGCTCCACAATTTAGTTATGTTGGACATGGGGATGGATATGTTGCTATGCATTGGACTGCACCAAATTCAAATGGTTCAGATATTACATCATATAAATTGTATCGAACAATTGGAAACGAATATGTTTATGATTATTATGGTGAATTACCAGCAACAACTTTTGAATATGCAGATTTAGGACTAACAAATGGTATCTCATATTATTACAAAATTACTGCTGTTAATGCAAATGGTGAAAGTGAACCTAGTAGTTATATTAGTGAACATGCATCAAAAATTCCAAGTCCTCCAGATAATGCAGTGTTAGATTTTCAATACACCACATCCCCATTTTATTTGGATTTGACATTCACTCAAAATCCTGTAGATATAACTGTAAACGGTGGAGCAGATATTTTTTCATATACAGTTCAACAATATAAAGTAAGTGCTGTGAGTGCTCCTGTATTAATAGAACAACAAGCTATATCAGTAAGCAGTAGTCAAACATCATTTGAAGCAAAATTTTACAATTATGCAACACAAAATAATGAAGAATATTTTATAAAAGTGTTTAGTAATAATCGAGATGGACAAAGTGCAACACATATTGAATCAAATTCAATTGTTCCTCATGCTTCTCCAAGTACTGTTACGAGTGTTGTTGTTGAACCTTATGATGGTAAAATTAATATTGAATGGCAACCACCACTATATTCAAATGGATCAACAAGTTATACTTATACAATTAAAAATTTAACAAATAACACAACATTTAGTGGAATAACTGGACATTTTTATAATGTTACTGGATTGGCAAACGCAACAACTTATAGTTTTGAATTATATGCAGACAATGGATTGGATGTCAATTACAACAAATATAATTTTTCAGCTCAACCTGCAGATGTCCCAACTGCTATTTCTGGTATGACTAGTTATGTTTCAAACGGTAATTTAACTTTAGATTGGAGAGCAACACCAGTATCTACACCAATCACTAAATTTTATATTGTATTGCATGATTTAACAATTGATCATATGAAATTGATTGATCTAAAACTAACTGATGCTACATTATCTAATAGCAACGTATATGATTATAAGTTTGTCATCAACAAATATACTACACAAATATCCAATTTATTGCCTACTGACCAAATGAAAATTGTTGTGTATAGTATGAATTCTGCTGGTATGTCTAATCCATCAAACCCTATTACTATTAATTAAATTATTTGTTAAAAATTAAAGCTCTCTTTTTACAGAAAAATTATGTAAATTAAATTATAAAAGGTTATGTAAAATAAATAGTTGTAAGGAAATTATAAATTTAATTTGTACAAAATACCTGCAAAAAAAGAGCTCATATAATTTTAAATATTTTTGATATAATATTTATTTCAATATATTATATATAAAATGCAAAACAATGAAATTCAGTACTCTGTAATAGGAGGAAAATTAAAAGTTTCACAAATAAAACATTTTTTACATTCTAGTTATGGAAAAAAGAATGATTTACAAAATCATGATGGATATTTAGTGGATAAGGATTTATCAGGATCTAGATTTCAAGCATATTATCACCCAGAAAAAGAACATTTAGTTACGGTACATAGAGGAACATCAGGAATTCAAGATATGATAACCGATTTAAGATATGCATTAAATAATAAATCAAATAAACGTTTTCAACATGCTAAAAATCAACAACAAAAAGCTGAACAAAAATACACAAATTCAAAAACAGTTAGCGTGCTAGGTCATAGTTTAGGGGCTGAATTAGCATCACATGCAAATAATCATAATAAAAAAAATGAAGTGATAACATTGAATGGAGCAGTAAATATACAAGATTCATTAAAAAAACAACCAGAAAATCATTATAATATAAAAACATCATTAGATCCAGTTTCAATATTACAAAATAAAAATAAAAATCAAACTATTATCCCATCTAATAATATGAATTTATTAAAAGAACATTCTACAAGTACATTAGATAGAATAAATCAAAATGCTGAAATTGGTGGAATGATATGTAAAAGCAAAACAAATCATATAATACCAACAAATGACGATTTTAGTAATATTGGAGTTGAGTCAAGTTCGAATTCAAATTCAAAAAAAATAAAACAAAAACCAACACAAAATAAAAAATATACAAAAACAAAAACAAATGAATTAAATTATACATCACAACAAATAATGCAAGAATTAAATGATGAAAATCAAACTGCAAATGGATTATTAAATTTTTTCAAACAATTACCATTTTATCAACAACAAGAATTTCATTCAGCATTTACAGAAAAATATCATGAATTAAAAGAAATTCATGGAGGTGGAAATGGAATTATGACAAGATCAGAATTAAGTCGTATTAGAGAAATGAAAGCAGAATTACAACATTTATTTCAAGAACGATTAGTTTTAAGGAGATTTACTATGCCAAGGGACGAATTGAATTATGTCATAAATTTAATTACTTATTTGAATAATCCTCAAAATATAAATCACGATAATATTGACTTTATCCGAAATGAAATAGAAAATGCTTTTAATATTTTATATAGTCATTTTCCAGATATCATTCCTCGTGATGCAATAGAAACCACTGCAACCACTGATGATTTACCCATTGCAGTGGCAAAATATGATAATGGATCAGGAATAAAAGAAATCCATGGAGGTGGAAATGGAATTATGACACAGAATTCAAATATACAAAGAGTGATAACTAAACAAGATCAATTAAATGCATTATTTGAAAGTGTTCGTGATATAGTTTTACAAAATAGTCCAAGATTTTTTTTCACAATTTTGCAACAAGTTACAATGATTTTATCTTTACGAGTTACTCCCGAAAGTTATGAACATATTGAAAATTTAATTGATCAATATTTACAAATTTTAAGGGAATTTTTACCTGAGGGCGAAGCACCAACCAGACCCAATACACCAAATGAGGAAGAAGAAGAAGCGGGAAATATGGGGAGAGCTATAAGTTATCAAACCTATAAAAATTTTGCAAAAAAATACAATATAAAATTAAAAAGAAATGGTGTATTAAAATCAATGAAAGAACTCTCAGATGAAATTTATAATCATGAAGCCAATAATAATAAAATTAAAAAAGGATTGTATTTTTATTAAAAACTTTTAGATCTTCGTCTGCTAGAAATAATTTTTCTTCTTGTTTTTACAGATAATGGATTTGTACCATATTTTTTAAATTTTTCTTTATTGGAAATTGTTGGATAATAATATTCATGATAACTTCCTGATTCGACATCTTGTTCAGCCTGAATATTTCTATCAATGTGAATTAATCCACAACATAAATCGATTTTATTACATTTTGATTTATAACAATATTGCATTATATTGGCTAATAATGAAAATGCATTAGTTAATATTAAAATAATGGTTGTGTTGTCAATTGGCATTTTGTTAATTATATATATTACTGCATATAATTATTCTATTTCGTCGGTTTCATTTTCGGTTTCTCCATATTTAGCCGTTTTTTTTAATTCATTAATAAACAATAAAAAATCACTTTCCTTTTTGTCTGGATTGGATTGAAAATATAAATTTTGAAATGTTTTACAACGTTTTCCTTTTAGATGTTTATTGATGTAATATAAATTAATTCTACTGCAACAATAGACACATTCAGTGATTTCGTTTTTTAGTAATTCGTAATTGTTACTTGACATGATGATAATATAATATAATAAACTAAAAAAATATTGAAATGTAAAATAATTAATTTGAATATTTTGAAATAATTATTTTCTGAGTTATATTATAAATGTCAAAAATAGTTCCGATCATGGATTCTCTACCAAAACCAATTGTTAATGAAAAAAAACCACGAAAAGTAAACAAATCAAAAACACAACAAGTTCATTTTGTAGTTGATGAAATTAAATCAAACACTCCTCCTAAAAAAATCAAATCATTGAAACTTAACGCTGTAGAATTTACTAATAAGAAATTAGAAAAAGATATATCTCAAATTCAAAAGAAAATTAATAAATTAAATATTGAAATATCTGATAATGAAAATATTATTAATAATAAAAAATTAGAAACAATTGATTTAAAACAACAATTGGACAATCTAAATGAAATCAAAAATGATATAAATACATCTGTAGATATATAAAATAAATACAGCTCTTTTTTTGCAGGAAATTAGTGCAAAATAAATATTAAAAGTCCATAGAAAAATAATTTGTATAGGAAGTTTCAAAAAATAATTTGCATAATTTTCCTGCATTTAAGGAGCTCTAAAAATGGCTTAAAGAAAATCGCAATATATATTTTTATGGTGAAATATATTTGTGAAAAATGTGATATGGAATTTTTTAAGAAGTCCAATTATGAAAGACATCTCAACAAAAAGATTTCATGTGAAACTAATAATAAAACATGCGAACATTGTGATAAAACCTTTACTAGAAGTACTGGATTGACTGCACATATTCCAATATGCAAAGTTATAAAAAATAATAAGAAACTTATCAAAGACGATTTACAAATGCAAATAACTGCAATAAATGGCAAATTGTCCAATCTAAAAAAGCAATTAAAATATTCTTTAAAAAATGATCATCTATTACACAAACAATTGAATGATGAAATAGATGAATTAAAAATAGAAAAAAATGAATTGATTGATGAAATGAATATGATTTAGATCTTATCTTTCACATCCGAATTTAAAACATTGTTTAATTTATCAGCCAATATTTCCAGTTGATGAATCATATTTTTTTCTGATTTCATTTCACATATTTTATCAATCTCATTTGATAAAAAATCTAATTTGTATTTTGTTATTTTTGATGCATAGTATTTTATACTTTGGAGATTATTTATTATCATATTCATCGTAGGCTTTCTACTTTTCAATTCCAACAATAAAATAATTAATTTTAAATCATTCACTACTTTATACAAACGACCTGAATTCGAATTTAATATTGATAACAATGTTTTTGAAATTTTATTCGGATGTTTTATTTGATATATGCTAAATTTTCTTTTTAAGGCTTTGAAATATTTTTTTTCTTCAATGCATTCTTCATAATTTTGTTTTAACATTTTAATAATTTCATTTTTTGTATTTTTTTTGCTATTCCCTTTTGAACCAATTTTTAGAAAATAATTATTTGTAATTTCTGATGCTAACCCATTTATAAAAACCACTTCATCTAATTTAATTGTTGAATCCATTAAAAGGCATTCTGTAAATAAATATTTTTTATTATTTATTTTTTGATAACCATTTTTCAAATTTTCATAATTCCATCGAATCGGTTCTTCCCCAATCTTCCCACATTTAAAATCTGTTATGTATTGATTTGGATTTTTTTGTGCTTCTTCAAACATTTCCAAAAAGTTATTATGTAATTTATTTAAAACTTGTGGTGTGTCTTTTGCTTTATAATATTCATTTAAATCGTAATCATTCGAATATAAAAAGTTTTTATAATGTGAAGATCCAATAATTTCAAATTCTGAGGAGATAGACATTTGATGAAAGTAATTTTGTAACTCTTCGGGATAATCACTTATTTTTTGCGTTGTTAATGTTGCCATATTTATATATTAACTTTACAAATAATATTTAAATGGTGTAATGGGAACTCTGTTTAAACTACCACCATATAAACCAGATCCATTAGTGCGTGGTTGGACATAAGATCGTACTGCATTACCAATTGTTGTATATAAATCACTTGATTCTTTTTTGATTGAATTTACTTGTGGAACATGGTATTTCAAAATAAATTCATCAGTGAGCAATTCTGTAAATTTTGGACGTAATTTTTCATTTTCTTCGCTTACTTTTTCAACTTGCCTTCGATTTAATGTATTCATTATAGGAGCAATTGAACCTTTAAAATATAATAATAGATCAGTCATACTATGACTTACATCTTTTAAATCTCGTGTGTATAAATCACTTTGACGATCAATGTCATTATCATCATCATCATCATCATCGCCAACTGGAGGAATTGGAGGATTACTTGGGGGATTTGATGAATTATAACTTAATGAACTCAATGATGATGGTGCAGAAGCCGACGAATGATGAGAACTCATCGATGGCATATCCTCTTCATCATCGTATCCATAAAATATGTGATGACGCGCTGGTGGATAATAAAGTCTTGGTGGTTGTTGTGGTGCTGTATGAGCTGATAAGTTAGATGATGCATCAGAACGAACAGATGGGGCACGTGATGTTGGTGGTGTATCATAGAATGAATTATAAAAACTTGGTGAAGGCATATTCATATAATTTTGATTATTTGGTGTAGAAATTGGTAATATGGGAGAAATAGGCTGATTTCTTCTTATTCCTTCTTCAAAATATCGTTCTAAGTCAGTCATTCCATCGCTAGATGTGCGTCTACTTTGTTGATTTTGAAATCTTCTAAAATCTTGTTCAAATCGTAGGTCTAAATCATTACGTCCGTCATCACTTGAAGAACTTCTTCTTGGGGTTTGTAGAGGAGTCGAATTATTATTTCTATAAAGTGATGGCGAGTCGAGATTCAAAATATTAAAATCAGGTTCGTAATTTGGATTTTCAAGATGACTTATTAAATCTCCACGCAATGCTTGACTCGTTAATACTGGTGCACCTGATCTAACACTCACAATGTATTTTTCGTGTATTAATGTGCGTAATTGTCTTACATTTAGATTTCCATAATTAGGTGAAATATTATTATTTAGAGGACTTGGATCCGGAGAAGATGGACGTAGTTTATTTCTTTCATTATATTCTTTTTGTGCATCTATCAATTCTTGATGTAATTGAGTAACTGCTCTATCTTTTTGTCCTCCTTTAGGTCCTCCGCCTTTGTGAATTCCATCTGCATGTACATGATGAGGAGGATTATATTGATACATACTATCTATCCATTGACGTTTTTTAGTGTCCGACAAAATATCTGGTGGAACTAATTTATCCAAATATTCTTTTAAAGTATCATAATCTCTTTGATGTCCTTGTGAATGATTTACAACATAATTAATTTTAGTTCTCATTTTATCTTCAATTTCAGGTCGTAATTCATCCAAATAATCTTCTTTTTCATTTCTGGTCATATATCGATTAAAATTTGGATTATGAGTTGTTTTATTTTTCATTGTCATTTTTGGATAAATAAGAACTTGTTCATCTTTTGCATCCAAAGTTGTTAACAACGAATCTAATTGATTATTTAATTTTCCAAAATATTTTAATAATTCATTATAGGCAATTGTAGAATTACCTGTTGGTGCCAATGGCGGTTTCATTACATCTGAAATAGCCACTGGTTGTCTTGTTATAGTTTGGGTTTGTGTTGGATCTGTTTCTTCATCAATAACTGGCAAAGGAGGAGGAATAATATTTTTTTTAGCCATGTTTGCTATTCGTCTGCTAGCATTTATTAAACTGTCAGAACTATAATCAATGTTTTTAAGAAATTTCGGCATTTTTTATTATATAATATGAAAATAAAAAATATAATATTAATTTAAAATAATTTTTAATAATTAGAATTGCATACCTGACGCTTTTATGTGTTTCGAAGCTTCACACATTGTACATCCATGTTGTGCCATTAATTGTTTAATCATTAGATTTCGTTTAGATGGATTTCTTTTCTTTTTTACACCTGCACCCATTGCACCCATAATTAATGCATTAGTTCCAACATTTACTGCAGTATCTAATGCTTTATTACCAATTTTTTGAACAATTGGATTTCTGGCAATTTGTTTCATTGTTTTAATAAAATGAAATTTTCCACCTTCATCATTATTATTATGTTCTTCTGGTTGATGTTTTCTTGGTCTTCCACGTTTTTTTGGCATACCAGAGGCCATAGTTGGAGTTGGTCCATTGATTAAATAATTAACACCTTTATCAACTAATGCATTGGCTAATTTAGTGGCACCCCTTTTTAATGCAGGAGTAGCAATTTTTCCTACTTCTTGTCCAATATTTTTTAAAACTTTCGGAACTCGTATTTTTCCACCTGATGCCGATGCACTTAAATTGGATGTTGGTGTTTCATAACTTGGAGAATATGCATTAGTAATTGGTAATGGTTTGGAAGATGGTCTATATGCTCCACCCCCACATAATACTTTTTCTTTATGAATTTCGTCATATTGATTGTTCAAAAGCATGGATCCAATTTTTTGATTGTAAGCTTGAATACTATTCATTTATATAATTATTAATAGATAAAAAATAATTTATTTAATAATATATATAACAAAATGAGATTTCAAGACTTACCTGTATCAGAACTAAAAAATATTATTGAAAAATACAAAGATAGAACCACGATCAAAGGATATAAATCCATGAAGAAAAGTGAATTACTTATTGAATTAGGAAATAGATTTTCAATAGTAAATGGAAATTTATATTTAAAAAAAGATGCAGAAAATGAACGAAACAAAATGAAAGTAAAAAATTATAAAAATATTGAAGCTAAATTAATAAAATTAGATCAAGATTTGCAGATGGTAATTTTTGACATGAAGAAAAAAAACAGTAATTATTGAAGCTCCTATTTTACAGTTTTTTTATGCAAATTTATTTTTGAAACTTCCTATACAAATTATTTTTCTATGAAGTTTTATTTTTAATTTTGTACTAATTTCCTGCTAAAAAAGAGCTGTATTAATTTATAATTTTTAAATCAAATATTTTTTTATAAAATAATATCTAAAACAATATATAATGAAAACAAAAGTACTAATATGTATTAGGGAAGGTCGTGAATATAACAAAACAAAACATGAATGCTATACAATAGAGTTTTTTATTGATTTTGATGATAATATTAGAAAAAATAAAATTATTAAAGAACATATATTATATGCATTTAACACTTTTGATAATATTGGTAAAATAACTATTGAAGAAGAAAAATTAATTGATTGAAGCTCCTATTTTACAGTTTTTTTATGCAAATTTATTTTTGAAACTTCCTATACAAATTATTTTTCTAAGGAGTTTTATTTTTTATTTTGCACTAATTTCCTGCTAAAAAAGAGCTGTATTAATTTATTAATAATTTAATTAAATTTGATTTAAACAAAATTTAAATATATACATTTATAATTAGAATGAAATTTATCAGAAACAAAATTGAATTTGTTGTGTTTGATCGACAATATTGCAAAACTTTATTAGATAATAATAAAATTAAAGAAGCAAAAGCTTATATAAAATATTTCTTTTTTAATTATGGAAATAAAATATTCTTTTTTAATGGACTAACATTTATTTTATATACTCGAGAAGAAGCATTAAAATTAATTCCAGATGATTTAAAAGTAGAAGTCACTATACCAAATCAAATAACAAAAAAATTTGAAACTGTTGAGATATCAATCAAAGCATATTTAAAATCAACAGAATTTATGAATACTAATTATAAACCAACAATTGATTTCACAAAGGATTTAATTTTTCGAGAAAAAGTAAGATTCCAAAAATTTGAATTTTTAGAAAACAATTTAAATATGGCAAGACCATTGAATCATAATATTATTACTGGATCTGTGATTGTAGAAACAAATGAATTAAAGCAAAATTTAAAATTAATTTATGCTCATATTAAAAATATAATTTGTGGTGGAAATAAAGAAGTGAATGAATATGTTTTAAATTTTATTTGTTGTTCTTTTTGTGGAAGGAAATTAAAAAAAGCATTGTATTTACAATCAAAAGAGCAAACAGGCAAAGGGATTTTTATGAATGAAATTTTAAAATCTATATTGGGTGATAGAATGTTGAAAACGAATTCAACTGAAGCAATATTAAAATTTACAAAACCATTTGAAGGATGCAGTTTAATAAATTTTGATGAATTACCTCATTGTGATAATTTCAAAGGAATGCAAGATGGTTTAAAAGGATTAATCACAGAAGATTTATTTATTTGTCGAGATATGTTTACTTCTGGATATGAACAAAAAAACACATTTAATATTATAATTACAACAAATAATGACGCAGTTTCATTAACACAAACTAATAATAATCGTTATGTGGTGATGGATATTGATGAATCAAAAATTGATGATGTAGAATATTTCAAAAAACTAAAAAATGCAATTCGCGGAAAAAATGTATTAGAAGCGTTTTATAATCAAATGGCCAAACGATACCAAAACTTAGATAAAAATTGGATTGGTAATACTGCCCCTCAAACTCAATCTAAAAAATTAAAAATTATTGAAGCATTACCAACACTGTATAAATATTTGAAAGAAAAATATATTTTAAAAAATATTGATTTAAATACCCGAACAGATTCATTTTTAGTAAATTACAAAGTTGAAACCAAAGATAAAACCTCAAATCAAAAATTAGGTAGAATGTTAACAGAATTGGGAATTAAACCTATTAAAAATTCAAAAAACTTGGGGTATAATTATAAAAAAACTGCCAAAGATTTATACGAAATATTTAAATCAAAAAATTGGATTGATGAATGTATTGATGTTATTAATGAAGATAATAATATTGAAATACCAGAAGATGAAATAAAAGCTGAAGAATTACATGTTGATAAATCTGACAAATCAGTAAGTATTCAAATCGAAGATCATGTTGATCTCATAAATGGATTTGAAAAACAAATGAATAATTTGAAAGAATATTTATCAGATTTAAAAGATGATTTATACGACCAAAGTGTATATGTAGAAGAACTTGAATGTAAATATTATGATCAGATTGACGAAATAGCAGAACTTAAGTCTTATATTAAAAAATTAGAAGATACTCTAGTTTTTGGAAATGAACCAACAAAAAAACCACCAAAAATAAATTATTCTACTGAATCAGTAAATTCTATTTGTAATTTGTTTGAAACTTTTTGAGACACTTAAGAAATATTTTTAAAACGCTTAAAGATTAAATATTATAAGACATTATAAGAAATGACTAAAAAACCAATTGACTATTCAAAGACTGTAATTTACAAAATTGTTTGTAATGATTTAACTGTAAAAGACCTCTATGTTGGTTCTACAACAGATTTTAGGAAACGTAAAACTCGTCATAAGAGTAATTGCAATAATGTTAATGCGAAAGAATATAAATACAATGTATATCAATTTATTCGAGATCATGGCAATTGGGAAAACTGGACTATGGTTTTAGTTGAAAAATATCCTTGTGAAACTAGTTTGGAACGACAAAAACGTGAGCGTTATTGGTATGAAATATTAGGGGCGACATTGAATAAACAAGTTCCTAATCAAACACAACAGGAATCTAAAAAGCAGTATCGCATTGAAAATAAAAAAACAATTTACGAAAAACAAAATCAAAAACATGAATGCGATTGTGGTGGTAAATACACACAACAAAATAAACAACGACATTTAAATTCAAACAAGCATCAAAAATATTTACAATCACTGAACTAAATTACTTTATCCATTTTTTTATCAAATCTCTGTATTAATTGTGGGATATCCTCAATTAATTCGTTTCGTTTTTCCCAAGTTGGCCCACGAATACCTTTCCATTTAATTAAATATTGAAATGATTTTCCAACTAACTTTCTTTCTAATATTTTTTGGACCTCCTGACGATTTTCATCATTTTCCATTGGTTTAGTAGTTTCTACACGTTCTTTTTCATTTGCTGAAACAGGTTGTAATTGATTGCGAGTATATGCAGTAGAATCGGCTTTTAGTTTACCCATTTTATTCCCATCTAATAAATATAAAATTGGTTGATCAGGTTTTTGTATAATGTATTTTATTGTTTTTATTTCTGGTTCCCATCTTATATCTGAAGATCGAAAGCCATTAGTTAGTTTTTTTCCACTTATATCAATTGGTTTATCAAGTTGCACCCTGACAGACTGACCTTCATCAAGTAATTCAACTTTATGTTTCGGTTTTTTTATTTTTTTTATTTTTTTATTGTTTAATTTTTCTGTTACTTTCTCATTTATTGATTTTACGATAAGAGGCAAATATTCAGTCCATTTAGATGATGGATTACCTGAATCTAATTCTGTCTGTACTAATATTTTATGAATTATTGTCCCAATTGTCAAATTTTTACGTTCAGCAAGAGAAACAGATCTAGATCTACCAACTTTGACAATTTTGTGATGGTTTATTCCCATTTTCAATAAATCTGCATCAAATGTCCCCTTAAATTCTGATCCAGAATCACTAACGATAATTTTTGGTTTAGATAATACTTTTCGTTTATATATTTTTTTCAATGCAATAATAATATCACTTGGAGATCTATTTTTTAATGCTTCTGCTTCCAATAAACGAGTTCCTTGATCAACCACAATTAATGCATATTGAAAACCTTTGTCATTAGGTAAATATAATAAATCCATTTGTTGTAAATAATTTTTGTCAAAATGATCAAATGTAACTGCTTGTTCATCTTTGTCTTTTTTTGGTTTTTTATATAGACTATCAATTATTGTTTCATTACTTTTCTCTTTACCCTTTTTTCCAGATAATGCATTTTTAATGAATGCTTCCATATATATAACTTAATATATTTTGAATTTATTATTATAAATTAATATAGCTCTTTTTTTGCAGGAAATTAATGCAAATAAAAAATATAAAGTACATAGAAAAATAATTTGTATAGGAATTATAAAAATAAATTTGCATAAAAAAACTGGAAATATGGAGCTCTATAAAAATATAAATTGATAAATTATTTGAGTTAAAGATTATTCACTATTTATATATATGTCAAAAAAGAATATATGGAAAAATTTAGAATTTCAAAAATCTGATACTGTTTTTACAGATGGAAGAAAAAGAATTGATGGTTATATTGAAGGATCATTTACACGATCAGAAATTACCACTAAATTACAAGAGTTATCAGATGAATTAGACAAAAAAAGAAAACATGGTTATATTGGCGTTTCAGTGCATTATGATGATCCAAACGCTTGGTTACCTGCTATATTTACTCAATATGGTCATGATGTTAAATTATTTGATCCTGCAGATTCCACAACAACACAAGAATACAATAGAATCAATGGTTTATGTTTTATGATTATTGAAAATGATGGAAAAGAAATTGGTAGTATGTTTTCAAAACCCAAAAAAGTTTAATTTATTATTTATTATTATTTTTAAATATTATTGTTTCTTCAATACTACTTAAACAAAATATTCATACATATATTTAAATGGAAAATATTGATTCTGAAAAACCTAAAAGAATTGTGAAAGGAACTAGTCCATATGAAGACAAAATAATTGCAATTTTCAAACAATCAAAAAAAAGTAGTACAGTAAGAATTTATTTTGGCGACACAAAAAAATATGCAACAATAAGTCAAACAACTTTTCGAGAATTTCGTAAAAACCCTAGAAGTTGCAAATATATATTAATTCAAAAAGACGAAGAATCAACTGATATGAAAAATTTAGATATGAGTCAACAATATGAAATTATTTACAAAGAAGCAGTTTATTTAAAAAATTTAACGAATGGTAAAATAAATCGATTTAAAACTGGATCAGTTGCAAAAACAGCCCTACAATTATATTACGACCTTTGTATTTTTATAGAACCTGACCAAATCGAAGAATATGAAGCTGAAATTTTAGAAAAATGTTACCGAGGCGGATTAATATTTGGTATAAAATACAAAGGCAAAGGATTTAAATATGATATTGTATCAGAATATCCATCTATTATGATTTCTAAAAATGCAAAATTTCCAATTGGTCGAGGTGAATTACAAACGTTTACAAAAGAAGAATTTGATAAATTATTATTTTATAAATATGGAATATATCATGTGAAAGTAATAAATGCAGATCATAGATTATTTAAAACCAATAAAAATAATTGGTATACACATACTGATTTAAATTATGCAAAAAATCATTTACATTGTATTTTGGAATTAATTGAAGATGGAAAACCAAATGGATTAATTTATAATAATTTAAAAGTAGCAAAAACAATGTTTGAACCATTTATTAATTATTTATTTGAATTTAAAAAAAATGGTGTGAAAGAAATTAAAAAATATATGAATGCATTAGCGGGGGTTTTATGTCAAAAAAACGAATTGGAAATAAATAATAATATTATACATGACAACAAAACAGTTTGTATGGCTCTGCCAAAATGTAATGATTTAAAAAAACCTACAGATTGTACTTTTACCGTTTATAATAAGAAAAAACAATATGAAACAAATTTTGCTCGAATGCATGTATTTTTGGTTTCTGCAGGGAGATTGATGATTTCCAATATGATCAAACAAAATTTAAATTCTGCTGTACGTTGTTATGTGGACGGAATTATTTTAAATAAACCAATTGAAAATGTTAAATTAGGAAATGAAATCGGTAATTTAAAATTTGAAGGTTCTGGAAATTGTGAAATATTAAATGCAAGAGATTATACATTCAATTTTATTTAATAAATCGTATATAATAAATTTCATTACAAATTAAATATTGTTTTAATTTGTTCAATTGCAAATCATTTATTTTTTCTAAATTGACACAAAAGAATACACGTTGTTCGCACAAAGTCACTATTTCATATGATTCTTCATCAAATTTCAGTTCTGATAGTTTTTTAATTACATTCCAACTATCATTATATTTTAGCGTTTCAAAAGTCAAAGCTTTAAATTTAGTGTTTTTATCATCATCGTTTTTTTCCATATATAATCATAGATAAAATTTGTTTAAATGTTAAAAATAGTTAAAGACTAGAAACTACTATTGTTTATAAATATGAATAATTATTTTTCTGAATTAAAATTGAAAAAAAATATTGAAACAACAGAAGATCGATATTGTCCATGTTGTAATATATGGACCAATAAATATTATATCAAATCTTATCATATTCAATCACAGCAACATCAAGCAAATGTAATAAAATTTATTAATTATTTGGTTGACATTCAATTAAAAAAAATTATAAAACCATTAGATCATGATTCTAACATGGAAATTATAAATGATCATTACGCAGATTCTATTAGATTGAGTTAATCAAAAACAATTTTTAGATTTTGTTCCATAGAAATAAATCTGTGTTTTATTTTTTTATCATTTTTTTTATCATTCATTTTTTTATTTATTTTTGATTTATTATTTTCATAATATTCAATCGACCTTTTTAATATTTTGTCTCTATGCAATTGGTAATATATTGCGAAATAGGTTTTTCTGTTATTTACCATAATATAATATGGAATTATTTTTTTTCATTAATATATAATACTTAAAGGCAGTTTATTATAATTACATATTATGGAAAACTGGGAAATTATAGAGGAAAATGATAATTATGCAATAAGTTCATTTGGAAACATTAAAAATTTAAATAGCGGAAATTTTCTGAAACCAACAATAAATCGATATGGATATTATCAAGTAAATCTTTTTAGAAACGGAAAATATAAAACCAGATTAATGCACCGTTTAGTGGCCCAATCGTTTTTGGAAAATCCATATAATAAATTGGAAGTCGACCACATCGATTGTGATAGATTAAATAACAATCTCAATAATTTAAGATTCGCAACCAGAGAAGAAAATAGTCAAAACTGTAAAATAGTTGTTAGCAAAAATACCTCTGGAGTGAAAGGAGTTTCATTTTCAAAAAAATTAAATAAATGGCACGCTCAAATTACAAAAGATGGAGTAAAATTACATTTGGGATATTATAAAAATTTGGAAGACGCCAAACAAATCAGAATAAAAAAAGCGAAAGAATTATTTGGTGAATATAAAAATAATTGCGAAGTTTGAAAATATATTTTCAATATTAATATATATATATATGATGCCCACCTCTAAAAAATCATCCAGAGCAAAAGATCTGGAATTGATAAATCATGCTATCGCATTGACAGAATATCACGCAGGATCAATTCATCTCAAAAATGCATTACATTTTGTCAAAAATTTATTTGGCAACAAGAAAAAGAAAAATCAAAAATTAGAAACTCCAATGGATTATGGTAAAAGAAATGGACATTTTGATAAACCACCAAAACCTGAACCAAAACCTGAACCAAAACCTGAACCAAAACCTGAACCAAAACGTTATAAAAAAACACATGAATTTGACGATGATGAAAATTATGATTCAAAACCAAAAAAATCAGAACAGAAACCAAAACCTCAACCAAAACCACAAGAAGCACCACCACCACAAAAACATCCACATGAAGATCATTATGCAACCTTAGGATTAACTTCCGATGCAACACCCGCAGAAGTAACAAGAGCATATAGACTGTTGAGTCGAAAATGGCATCCTGATAAAAACGTTGGAAATGAAGAGCAGGCGACCGAAGAATTTAAAAAAATAAATAATGCGTATTCTACAATTGTTGGCCGTGGAATTAAAAAACGAAAAAATTTAAAAAAATAAATATAAAAAATTTATATTGTTTATTATATATAACAAAAATGTCATTCGCATCAAGTCAACATTTATCAACAAGTTACAAAAATATTAGTGCCACGGGAAATATCACTGCTTCTGGAAATATCACCGCTTCGGGCAATATTAGTGCAAATAACTTATCAGTTTCAGGTGGCGGGTCTTTTTTAAATCCTGTAGAAATAGTAACCAATGAAGGATCAACAGTAGTAGGATTGACAGTATCAAATCAAAATGCAGGTCCAGACACATCAATTAATTCCATCAATCTTTTACAAGGGGGGTACGGAGCACAATATTCTGGTATTTTGGAACAGGGGGTCGGAGCATCATTTGAAATAAGTACAGGAAATGTAAATAGTGGTTTTGAAACAGTAATGAGTGGAAGTCAAGCCGAGTTGAATATTGCATCAACTAGTACAAATGCAAATAGTTTAGCATTAAATAATGGTTTAACATTTAATTCAAATCCATCGTCATATACTACATCCAGTATCACACAAAGCTATTATAATTTAAATTTTCTAAATAATTGTGGATCAACAAATGGCAATGGTAATATAACATTTGGATTTACTGCAAATGATCCTGCGGTCAATATTAATACAAATTATACTGGATTTAATTCTTTGGCAATATTTAATGATGGAATTCAAGTTAATTCTGGCACAATAACAACTCCTTCTTTATCTTGTTCTGGTGCAGTAACAACTGGATCAAGTGGAATTATTTTAACAGATCCAAATATGTCAATCACGGTTAATTCAACGAACAAAAATATGTATTTTACTACCTATGAAGGAGCAGGATTTTACTTTGATGAACCTGTTTATGTTTCAGGATCGGTTAGTTCAAATGCTTTGACTGCTGATACAATGGAAGTTGGATTAACCACATCTGCGAATCCAACACATCCAACCACAAGTCAACATATTGGTTTCGTTATGAAAGAAACGTTTCAAAATGAAAGTATTGTTACAAATGTTTCAAATAATTTATTAACATTTACTTTACCTAAAGGCACATTTATGATTAGTGGAGTTTTACAATTGGATGTTCCATCAAGTACTAATTTTAATTCTGCCGTTATCAGTCAAACATTAGGAGAAACTGTGGAATCTACATTTACATCAGCACAATTAGTACCAAATGATAGTCCAAATGATATCAATGTCAATATACCAATTATGAATACAATTTTTAATTCTATTGAACAAGATTTTACTATTTCTATTTTGGCGCAGTACACTAGTGGATCATCTATCAATGTAACTAGTAATTCATATTTGATTGCAACTAGAATTGCATAATTATTTATTTAAATATAAGGCTCTTTTTTTGCAGGTATTTTATGTAAATTGATTTTTATAATTTCTTATAAATATTTTTCTATGTAACTTTATATTTTTATTTTGTTATATTTTTCCTGTAAAAAACAAGTCCTTGTTTTTAATAGTAAAACAAACAATATTATTGTTTATTTTTCCTGTAAAAATAGAGCTCTATTTATTTTTATTATTTATGACTTATCCAAAACTCATTACAAATTTGATCATAAGATTTTCCTGTTTGTTTTTTTGTTTGTTTGATTGAATTTTGAAATTGATTTAAATTTAATCCACTTATTGATGCTTCTATAAACATATAAATCCATTTTCCACAATCATTTACACCATCTGCATGAGATTGAAAATCTGTTTTATTATATTGTACTTTAAATCCTGATTTTTTTGCTTGGTTTAATAATACAGAAAGATAATGCCCTTGTTCATGTAATTGAATTTGTGTTGCCTTTGGAATTAAATAAAATTCTCCATCTGGTTTTTTGCCATAACTATCAAAATATGTTAAAATATTATTTCTTCTAATTAAACAAGTCCAATGATTTCCTGAACCTGCTTCTAATAAAATAATTAATATAGAAAATTCATTTGGAAGTATATCCGTTATATTTTGGTAATTACCTAAATCTGGATATAAAACTAATTTAAAAGGAGAATGAATTCTATTTTTTAAATCTTTGTCGCTGACTTCATAAGATAATTGATTTTCCATTTTTTTTAAATATATTATTATAATATATTATAAAAATGGATGTTCAAAATAATGCTTTTATTTATTACGATTGTTTGATTTCAAATTATAATTCTCCGAATGCATCTATCCCATTAATTTTTAATGATACTAGATCATCACCCTTAATAAAAGATACAACTGGATACGCTATGTCAATTGTTCGATTTACATTAGATACCAATACATTGCCTGTGTTTATACCAACTATGCAATCAGGAAGTAGTACAACAGAAACGGTTTATTCTATTACGATGGTTTATAATGATGTAATGTATCAACAATATATGTATTTCATTCCTCAAAATACTTCATCTTTATCAAGTTCATATTATCATGTGTATAACTATCAATATTTATGTAAATTAATTAATAATACTTTTTCTGATTGTTTTGATGGATTAGTAAATGCATGTTTAATTAAAGGGATTACATTGGATACAACTATTACTGTTCCTACCATCACATATGATTCCACCACGCAATTATTTACAATTAATGTAGATGAAACAAATTACGGAACTGAATCTGACATGATAAATATTTATTTTAATAATTTTTTACAAAGTTTATTTTTATTTAATGCTTATTTTGTTTCGTTGTCTGGATCTAATGGATTAAATTATAAATTATTAAATACAAATTCTTTAATTTTACAAGATACTAGTACGATTGGAAATCTTAGTCCTATATTAAGTATAGTTTTTGTTTCTACCCAATTACCAATTATACAAAATATTACTTCGAATCCAAATGTTTATGTGAATGGAGTTATTAAAAATCAAAACTCAAGTAATACTGGATTTAATATAATTACGGATATGGTGCCAGATAATTTTATTTATCAACCCAATATTATATATGTCCCATCGGGTCAATATAGATATATATCATTAATTCCTAGATGCAAAATATCAAATATCGATTTACAAGTTTATTGGATGGATAAAGTAGGAAATTTAAATTTAGTATATTTAAATACTGGAAGTTCTTGTACAGTGAAAATACTCTTTCAAAAAATAAATTAAAAAGTTTTATTCATTCATACAAAAAAACGGAAGAAAGATTTTCTTCAACCGTCAACAACAACGACCACCACACAATTTTATTCACATATTGGCAAAGTCAAAATGAAGACAAGACAAAGCACAAGACTCAAAACAAACAAATGTATCAATGAAGTTTTTCCATGTGTTTGTGGAGGACATTATATTAAGCAAAATTTTAATCGTCATGATGCATCAAAAAAACATCGCGATTGGTATTATAAATTATGGAAAAGGCCATATGTAACATGTAAAGAACGTGAAGAACGAAGAACAATTAATCTAAATTTGACACAAGATGATATAGCAAGGATGTTTGGACTTATTGATTAATTTTTATTTTATTTATTTTATTTTTATGAATAAAATAATATTAATTTAATTTAAAAAAATATATTTATTATTATTTACCAATTTATTTTTTTACAAATCTATGTAATTTATGTTTCATTTTACCTGCACTCTCTTCACCTGCACACATTGCACCAGCACTCATATCACCTGCATCAGAACTAACACTTGATGATTTTCCAAAAAACGGAAGTTGTCGTAATTTTTTCAATGATCCACCAATAATTCGTTGATACATATTTGAATCCATATTTCCAGATTGTGATTTTGTATTTAATACAAGTTCTTTTGTTAATATACCAGTTTGAGTAGATGATGTTCCATTCTCTGTTATGAACATACCAGAATTTACACAAATTAAACATATTTCTGCAGGAACTGGATTAAGTGTTTGATTGGTGACATTTAATTCAAATTGAAAGTTATATTGACCTGCTGAAGATGCTGTATACATACTTAGCAAACCGAAATCAATTGCTGGATTTAAAATTAATAAACTTCCCATTGTAGCACTAATATCACCTGTACCATATTGACTATTAGAAGACATTGTTTGACCACTCCATTCTGTGTACGTTTGAGAACTTCCATTTTTCTGTGATATTAAAAATAATTGCGTGGAATTTGCACTTGATAAAATACCAGATTGATTGTTAAAATTTATACTAATTCCATTGATCCCTAAGAAATAGCTTGAATTATTCCAATTTTGTGTTGACATCTGTTGTCGGCAACATATAATCATTAAATCAGGGATTTGATTGAGTTGGATGTTATTGAAGGTTACTCGTGTACCTTGATATGTCGGAGTGATAATTGTACCAACTGGGATAGGTTGAATTGTTCCAACTTGCCATAAGAAACGTGGCATATCTAAATAAGGCAAAACATTTTTAGCAGAAATCTTTGAATATTGTTCAGGTTGTAAACTCAAAAAGTTCATTAACAATCGTGAATTGGTGAATGAGTTCAATTGAATGTTTGTAATCCATCCGGTGGAAGATGACCATAATCGTCTACATGAATTATCTATATTAATATTTAGCACTAAATTGTTTAAACCCAAAAATCCTGCTTTGTCATTTTCTGAATTTGCAAATGGACTTAAAAACAATGGTTCAGTAACAACCACAGTAGTGACAATACTAAATGTATCTGCGACATTGGTAGAAATTAAAGAGTCATCTTGTCCACCACCTGTTATGTTATGTGTGACATCAAACAATATAGGAAAACATCCACGAGGAAGAATATTTTGATTAAGAAAGGCATCATCCATTCCACCTAAAACATTTGCGTTTGAATTAACAGCATCTGCATAATATAAATAAAAACTATCTGGATAAACTGGAGTCATTGAATTATATCTATTTAAACTTTCATCATTATTCATTTTCAATAATTGTGCAAAAATATCCTGTTGATTTAAACTGACTGTAGTGTTATTGATCGTGGCTGATATAGTTGATATTAATGAATTAAATGGAAATGCTTGAAGTGCATCTGTTTGTGCGTAATCAATGGCTGGTTCACCTACTGGTACATTTGTTGCTGTAATAGTAAATTGTATTGTTGATTGTAATAAAACTTCTCGATCAATTACTGTCGACATACTTGGTACTTGAATGTTGAATATAATTGAGGTTGTTGATGCACTATTGGATGGAAAACTTTGAAAGGTATTCTGACCAGCGCCGGCTAAAACGGCAAACGGTAAATTATCTTTGATGTGTTGAATTCGACAATCTTCAACTGGAAAAGGTGTAAAGTCATTGCTCATTTTGTTATATATATTTATATGACAGAATATAAATTTTAAATTTTAATTTTATAAACATTTTATATTATTTTTGATTCATACATTTTTATATTTTAAATTTATTTCCCATAAACTCTTTTAATTCAACTAAGGTTTTACATTGCTTTACACCTATTCTAAATCTATCACAGTCCATGTAATTCAAATGTTTATTACTTCTAAAATGTTGTAGTTTACGTGAAATATGATATCTACCACCACATTTACAATAATGTGTTTTTTCTAAACGTTCTTTAACTTTTTGATAATATTCTTTTTTTGGATCATAACATTCTTCTTCCATTTTGATTTAATAATATATATTATTCAAATAATCTTTAAATCAAAATTATTTATTTTTAATATTTTTATAAAACTTATTGACCAACACAAGTAAAAAAAAGAGAGACAAAATCGGGAGAAAGTAAGTAGGGAGTATACAGAGTAAATGATACAAAGACGGCTATCAAACAGGTATCTCAGTCAGTCCGGAGTTTTTTAATTAAAATTTATATTGTCCATTCTCTAGCATTTCTATAAAAAAATATTTCGTTTTCCCCTTACTTAATAAAGTTTTATGGGTAAGATTATATATACATAGATTCATAGAAATAGTAGAATTTTTAGTTAGTAGTATATAGTATATAATATATATATTAGTTTGATATAAATAGATATATATATATAGTAATAATTGATTAAAATAAATGTTAGAATTATCTTAGATTATATTTTATTTTTATTATTTTTATTGGTATCCATAATTAGTTATTTACATATGAGTTGAATCAATTGAGTTATATATATAGTAATATTCAATTGGCTTGGAAGCCCCTCGAAGGGGGCTGGAAAGGATAAATAGATTGGTATAGTTATATTTATTTAATTTAAGGGGGTTTCAATTTAAGGGGTCATTATAAACAAAACATCTATTATGGTATCATATACAGAGGCAGGGGGGACAGACAGACAGATAGCTGCTACAGCCCCTCCAGAGACAAAGAATATGGTATTGACAGAATAATATCATAATATCTTACATTAAGAAGTCGAACAGAATCATGCTTAATTTGCTTCAATTGGGTTGATCTGGATGGTGGTGTTTTAGGCTCATCTCGAACATAAACATAAGCTACGAGCATTGGTAC